AAAGGAGGGGGGCCCACTCCCCCGTTCCCAAAATTTCTACAAAAAGTTTCAGTTTAATAAACCGATAAATACGTTATACTGGCATCTACAGGAAAAGGAGACTAGTAATGGAATGGACGTTAACGCACCCTATGGAGGTTAAGGAGGTACTGGATACGTTTGAACCTATCTACCAAAATGATAGTAGTGTGGGGTATGACAGGGGTTTTGCGGAAAAGACGTATACAGTGGCAGCGACTGTACAGTTGTTTGACAGAAGTAAAGAGTTTATGGCTCACTGTCGGATTGATGGGAAGATGGTGGGGTTTTGTTGGTTTGATCGATTTGGGTATGCACCCTATTCAACCAAAGAAATATGTAATTCTAAGTTTCACCATGTTGATTTGTCCTTACCGACTAGGACGAGGTATAGAATAATTAACCAAATGATTGACCAACAATTGTTATGGGCTTATCATTACGGCATACCGATAGTCTGTTCTACGAGTGTGAGGGGGGATTATCAGGGTTTTATGAGGATTCATGCAAAGAGGGGTTTTACAGTGCATGGGTCTTTTGCGTATATGGATGTGAAGGAATGGTATGAAAACCAAGGACGCACAGATAGCAATTGAATTGGCAACGGGTAAGAGGATGCCTAAAGCGAAGTCGGTGGTTAACAATGTAACGGAGTATGGTGCGTTGTTTAACCGATTGAATGCTGAGAGGGCTGAAAAGGGATTGCCGCCTTTAAAGACTGCGATGGAAGTATTGATTGATGCGATGCAGTCTGATGAGTTGGATATGAAGGATAAGGCTAGAATTGCTGACAAGCTTGCTCCTTTTGAGTCTTCCCGTGCGCCTATCATATCGATAGAGCATGTACAGAATATTCAAAAGGAAGATGAGATCGATGCTGAAGAAGCATTGGATAATTTCCTAGAGTCTTTAAAGAAGGTTTAAAATGCCATTAATCAAATCAAAGAGTAAGAAAGCTTTTGGTGAGAATATCGCTAAAGAGCGTGAGGCTGGTAAGGGTGAGAAGCAAGCGGTTGCTATTGCTTATGCCGTGAAGAGAGATGCTGAACACAAACGCAAATCCAAGAAGGATAAGAAATGAGTAATTACACATCTGGGAACAATGCTCCCACATTGATGAAGCAAGCTCCTAATCGCAAGGGTAACCACGATTTGACTGCTCCTTCCCATGATACTGGAGTGACCGCAGTAACCAATAAGAATGGTTCTACGATGTATCCTCCTGGTTGCCAAGGTGCTCCAAAGGTTGGACCTCATGGTGGTAAGACTGCTGGTGTTACTGCTGGTAGAAAGCAACCTGTTATGATGAGCCGTCCTAAAGAGTTGTATGATGGCAAGATCAAGAACGATGGTTATATTGCCAAAGACGGCAAGTCTTGGTTAAAGTGAGGCTAATATGTCTGGATACGGAAAAGTGATTAATGGTGGGGTTGCGATGCGTAAGGGCCTTACCAAAGAGATCAACGATAAACTCGAGGGTCTTGCTGAAAACAGAGCTAGAGGCAAAAAGATCGCTACTGCGGTCAATGATGCTTACAAGTGAAGACTTTGTCCACACAACATACGGACAATGTTAAACAACGCGGTAAATTTGAAAAACCAAGCGTTCCCAAAAACGTATAACTAGGAATTGAAATGGCTACTTATGATGTTGATGCCTTAAAGGCTGACTTACCCACGGCTAAAGATTTAGCACAGTTTGTCTACGATAAAACCCAGATTGCTTTGGACCTCATTGGTAAACCCAAAGAGGAACAATATCTGGTTGCTAAGAATGCTTTAGAAGGCAAAAAAATTCCGTCTGAATACCAAACAGATGAGAATCCTTACGTTGACAGAAAGGAATTAATTCCTGTTGACGAAATGAAAGAAATTCCACCCCGTAGTCCTGATCTACCCCCTGAGACATCTAGGGTGCATTTCTTTGGTGCTACCAACATGCCCCATCCTCTAGATCCACAGTCTGATCGTAAAGTTATGATCAACTTTTGGAAATACGATAACGGCATGATTACTTATCAGATTTCTGGTCCTGTTGAACAAATTGCAAGGGTTCTAGGATTAATAAGTTTGGCCAGACTCAACCTGAAAAGTATTCTTGGATTGACCCCCGTACAGAAGAGATGATTCTTCGTAGACAAGATGGATCCTTTACTGAAAAGGGTAGGGGCATTTATTCTTTCTGTATTGGAGAAAAGGGTGCTGGTATTTGGTCGTTGATCGACAAAGATATTATTTCTTTTGCTGAAAAGAATATTGCTAATCCTTGGGCTTAAATGGAAAACTATTCAGAAGTCTTTAGGGACAAACTTCATAACCAAACTGAAGTTTGTGCAAGGAAAAGCCTTGAGATTTTAGAAAAGAATCTTAGAGGAACCCAAACCCTAAAGCCTGAAGAGATTTACTATTTGGCTAGTGCAGCAGAAATACTATTAGATTTGTGCGACAAGTATGGCAAAAAGTGAAGCAAGTGATTATGTATTGCCTATATACAAATCAAGGGCACTTAAATATTTGGTGAAATTGTCAGGTGGTAAGAAAGCCACCAAGTTGATGAGCAAAGAACAACTGGCAAGCATGAAAATTGCCAGAGACAAAATTGCTTATGACATGATGTTTGACCAACTCAAATGGTTCAAACCCTTTGATTACCAAAAACGTTTCTTTGAAACAGGAACCAAATTCACCCGTAGGGGCATGATCGCTGCCAATCGTTCTGGTAAAACCATTGCGAGTACCTATGAAGCAGCCTACCACTTGACTGGAGAATATCCAAAATGGTGGAAAGGCAAAGTTTTGATGAACCGATCATCGTTATGTGTTCGGGTGAATCTTGGGAACAAGTTGCAAAAACGCTACAGTCCAAATTGCTGGGTTGCGATGATATTAAGCAAGCGTATAAATTGGGTTCTGGGGCTATTCCACGGGCAAAGATTGATCCTAAATCGATAAGATCGGATGGAGCCAATGTCCTGGCAATGGAAGTGTGGCATAAATCGGGTGGTAAATCAAAGTTATACTTTTCTAACTACACCCAAGAAACTAGGCATTTGCAGGGCTATGAACTCGATCTTGTTGTACTTGACGAACAACCTCCTGATGACACATTCTCTGAGCTTGTCGTGCGTACTGCTGCCCGAAATGGACAGGTCATATGTTCGTTTACTCCGCTTAAAGGACTTACAGGACTTGTACGAAAGTTCTGGGACCAAGTAGAGGGATACTGCCATGTTCGGGTGACTTGGGACGATGTTCCTTATGTCAACGAATGGGACGAACCATTCTTTACCAAGGAAGAACGGGAGCAGTTGTCGAGGGACTTTATGCCTTGGGAACGGGACTGCCGTATGAAAGGTATTCCGTTGGTCGGTCAGGGCGTGGTGTTTCCGATTCTGGATTGGCCTACTTACAAAAGTACGGATATTGATCTTAGGGACAATGAAAAGCTTGAGCGATTGATTAGTTTTGACTTAGGAATTAAGAATGACCCGACAGTTATCAGTTTCTTTTTCCGTGATCCAGTTGAAGAGATTATTTACTTACAACGGCAAATTAAAATCCCTGCTGGGGAAACGCCTGATGAATACGTTCACTACTTGCTTGATCGGGAATCCAAAGGTGTGCCGATTGCGCTACCGCATGATGCCGCCACGGCTGGTCGATACACGCTTACGGAACAAAGCGTTCGAGAGGTTTTTGAAGATAATTATGGGTTGAATTGCATTCCAGGTGCTATTTTGAACCCTGTAAATGATCAAGGAAAAGTAACTAACCACAAAGCCTATGGAATCAATATAATGCGAATGGGGTTTGAGCGTAAAACCTTTATGATTAATGAAAATTGTAAAGCGTTTCTGGATGAATGCAGAAACTACGCTATTGACTCTCAAGGACGATTTAGTGATCCTGATGACCATATCGATTCCGCAAGGATTGGTATTCTTGCTTTAATTCAGGGTCACGGAGAGTCGGTTGTCAGCAGAGCCAACAATTTCGAAATGAGGCGGTTCACACCCATCGAGGGCAAGGTCCAAAGGATTTAACATGTTAGACAAACAAAACGTAGTCGTTATCAATATCGCTTCCGAGTCTGGTCATCGGGGCATCGTAGAACAAGTAGCCCATGAAGTCTACGTCAAAATGGTTGACTATCTGCGTCTGACTCAATCCAAGAATACCTATAACCGATTCACTGATTACCACTATTTACAAATTCCTGTATCCAACTCTACCGAACCCGTTCGTGGAATTGATTACATTGCTCCTATCGTTACGCCTGCTATTGACTATGCTACGGCAGTCATTACTAAATGCTTGATGCCTGATGGTGAGGTTAACTTTGAATTCGGTCGCTTTAGTGAAGCCGATGCCAAAGCCTGCGGCCAATCTACGGATATGGTGAAGTACTTTATCAATGATAAGAACGATCCATACGCCATTATTCGAGATTGGGCTCAAGACGCATTGCTTCATAAAAACGGCATTGTAATGGTCATGCCTATTCGTGAACCCATCACAATGTACAAGGAAGTTGAAGGAACCAAGGATCAATTGAGATCATTTGAGATTACTTTGGCTGACAAGGGGCTTACATACAAGCGTCAAAACATGAGAA